TCAACAACAACAAGAACAAATGCAACAAGCTGAGGCTGCACAAAAAGTTGCACCTCTAGTCAAAGCTACATCATAGAAAGGCAAATATGAGTGAGGAGCAAGACCAACAACAACAAGAAAAAGTAAAACAATTAATCCAAGATTACAAAGTAACTTTTGGGCAAGAAGCAGGACAACGAGTTTTGGGTGATTTACAAAACCGATGTCATTTCCTAACAACAACAAATGTTAAAGGTGATGCACATGAGAGTGCATTTATGGAAGGACAACGTTCTGCACTATTATTTATTTTAAACATGGTTAACAAAAAAATATGAAACATTTAAAAAAAGCATACGAAATTTGGTCAGCATTAAAGACTGAATATAAAATTGTTAGTGCAGTAGTGCTGGCTGTTTTATTAACTTTAATAATAACATAAGGAGAAACCTATGGCAGAAGAACAGGTAACGGCTGTCGAAGAACAAAGCCAACCGTCTGAACAAACTGCAACATCTGAACCAGTTGAAACATCCTGGAGAGATAGTTTACCAGACGACTTACGATCAAACACATCATTAGAAAAATTTAGTGATGTATCAACTCTTGCAAAAAGTTATATCAATGCCGAGTCAATGATAGGCAAAGATAAAATGGTTGTGCCAGGAGAAAACACTACCGAGGACCAATGGAACGACATTTACAATAAATTAGGTCGTCCAGAAAGTTCTGACGGTTATGAACTACAAATGAACCTACAAGAAGGTGAAGTTGTTGATGAACAGCTGTATTCAGCATTTAAAGATGCAGCACATGCAAATGGCTTATCACCAAAACAAGCTCAAGGTTTATTAAACTTTTATAATGATATTAGCACTGAAGCATTAAACGAACAGGCCAACTCTGGTGTACTTGCACAAGAGCAAAGCTCTCGTGAGCTGCGTGAAGAATGGGGGCGTAATTACGAAACCAATCTAAATGCTGCATCAAATGTAGCTAAACAATTTTTAGGTGAAGATGTATTCCAGATACAATTATCTGATGGATCATTGCTTGGAGATAATGCTACGTTAATACGTGGCTTGTCAAAAATAGCTTCTATTGTTTCTGAAGATACTTTAGTTGGTGACAAAAATGATGTTGTTAGCAACGCAGGTGTACAAGAACAATTAAATAATTTGACTGCACAAGGCACAGCATATTGGAATAAACAAGATCCCAATCACGATGCTACAGTTAAAAAAGTTTTAGATTTGAGAGAACTCTTATCTGAATAATATTTAGAACAACTGGTTTACCAGCTCTAAAAGACAATAGGACAGACTATCACCTACCAGGTGTAAAATGCAAGCCAACCCCTATAGGGATAATTGACTGTTTATTTTTATAAACTTAACACAGGAGGACTCTATGAGTTCACAAATAACAACTGCGTTTGTAGAACAGTATTCATCAAACGTTAGTATGCTAGCACAACAAATGGGAAGCCGTTTGCGTGCAGCTGTGGATGTAGAATCTGTGGTTGGTAAAAACGCATTCTTTGATCAAATCGGTGTAACAGCTGCTGTTCAAAGAACATCAAGACATGCGGATACCCCACAAATCGACACTCCGCACAGCAGAAGAAGGGTTAGTCTATCCGATTACGAATGGGCAGACCTTATAGACGAGCAAGATAAAGTTCGTACTTTGATCGATCCTACAAGCAACTATGCTAAAGCAGCTGCTGCTGCTCTTGGAAGATCCATGGACGATGTAATTATCACTGCTCTAGGTGGAACAGCTGCTACTGGTGTAGCTGGTGCAACTTCAACTGCACTACCTTCAGGTAGTAAGTTTGCAACATCTGACCAATCAGACGGACTAACTATTGCAAAACTGATTGCAAGTAAAAAGTTCTTTGATCTCGGTGACGTTGATCCATCAATCCCTAGATACATTGTATGTGGGGCTACACAGATTGCTGATTTACTTAATACGACACAAGTAACATCAAGTGATTTTAACACAGTTAAAGCTCTAGCAGCTGGTGAAGTTGATACTTTTATGGGTTTCAAATTCATTATGTCTAACAGATTAAGCTTTGACGCAACCAACACGGATGACAGACTCGTTTTTGCTTTCACCCAAGACGCTATTAAATTAGCTATTGGTAAGGACATCACATCTAAAATTGATGTGCGTGCTGACAAATCGTATGCTACTCAAGTTTACACTTGTATGACTTTGGGTGCTGTACGTATGCAAGAAAGCAAAGTGTTTCAAATTCCGTGCAACGAATAACATTAGGAGGTTATTATGGGTACTAAAAACTCAGACTTAGTAGCTAATTTTGAAGCTACACCACAAGTTGCCAATAGTGCTGGACTTCTACACGGTGTTGTTCGTGTGGCACAAGGAACTATAGCACTTGCTACTGGTGACAGTGATAACAATGATATTGTTATGCTTGCACCAATTCCAAGTAATGCTGTGGTATCACATATCTTTATAGGTAGTGATACATTAGGCGGTTCGTGTACTTTCAATGTTGGAATATACACTGCTGCTGGAGTAGTTAAAGACGAAGATGTATTTGCATCTGCGGTAGCTGATGCTGCTGCAATGGCAGATGTTCGTTTTGAAGCTGCTGACATCAACACAGCTGGTCAACAAATGTATGAGCTTGCTGGAGACAGTTCAGATCCAAGCACGTATTACTACATTGCTGCTACTATGGCAGCAGACGGTGGTACTGCTGGTGATATGTCTTTCAACATTCAATACGTTGTTAACTAAGCACTAATTATGAGGGCAGGCTTTGGCCTGCCTTCATTTATCAAAAGAAAATATTTATGGCATCACAAGTAGAAATATGTAACGGAGCTTTAAACCAGCTCGGAGCAACCACAATTTTAAATTTAACTGAAGATTCTAAAAATGCACGTATCCTGAACCAACGATACAATGCTGTAAGAGATCGTGTATTTAGAGAGCATCCTTGGAACTGTTTAACTAAAAGAGCTAAACTTGCACAAGACACAACAGCTCCTACTTATGAATTTACTTATGCCTACACGTTACCTTCAGACAATCTAAGGATTTTAAAGTTTGCTGATATAGCAACTTCATACGCAGTAAGTAATGATATTAATTACAAAATAGAAAATGGAAAATTATTAACAGACTCAGGTGAAGTTTATATTTTATATGTGGCTCGTATTACAGATACATCTGTATACGACACTTCATTGTCTGAAACTTTATCGGCAGCTCTAGCTGCTGATATTGCTTATGCTATTACAGGTTCAACTACTGTTTTAGAATTAATGGAAGTAAAGTATAAAGACAAACTAAAAGATGCTCGTTTTGCAGATGCTACAGAAGGCATGCCAGATGAGATTGATTCAGATTATCCATTTATTGCATCGAGGTATTAATGGCTCGTTCATCCTATGCTTTTACAAGTTTTGTAGCTGGAGAGGTATCACCTAAATTAGATGGACGTACTGATTTAGAAAAATATTACAAAGGCTGTAAGACTTTAGAAAACATGATTGTGCATGCACACGGTACTGCATCAAGACGACCAGGTACAAGATTTGCATCAGAAGTTAAAAACAGTTCAGCTAAAACAAGACTTATACCGTTTGAGTTTTCAACAACACAAACATATATGTTAGAGTTTGGTAATCAGTATATTCGTTTTTACAAAGACAACGGTATTATAACTGAAACAGGCAAAACTATATCTGCTATTACAAAAGCTAACCCAGGTGTAGTGACAGCTACATCTCATGGTTATTCAAACGGTGATTACGTTATTTTATCTGGCATAGTTGGCATGACTGAATTAAATGGTCGACAATTTAAAGTAGCCAGTGTTTCAACACACACGTTTGCATTACAAGATATGGATGGCAATAATTTTGATACGTCATCTTTAACAACCTATGCATCAGCTGGTACTGCATTTAAAATTTATGAAATAGCAACCACTTATGCTACAGCTGATCTATTTGAATTAAAATTTGCACAGTCTGCGGATGTTATGTATATCACTCATCCTACTTATGTAATACGTAAAATAACTCGTACTGGACACACCTCATGGAGTATTGCAGATGTTTCTATATCAGGATCACCAAGTCCTAATTTAAACAATGCATCTGATAATTATCCATCTTGTGTAACATTTTTTGAACAACGTTTAGTGTTTGCTAATACAAACAATAATCCGCAAACTTTATGGTTTTCTAAATCAGGTGATTATGAAAATTTTACTGCAGGTACGGATGCTGACGATGCCATGATATTTACCATAGCATCTAACCAGGTTAATGCTATTCGTTACTTGTCTGCCTCCAGGTCCTTACTTGTAGGTACAGTTGGTGGTGAGTTTTTAGTGACAGGCTCTGATACTGTTGATGGATTGTCACCAACAAATATTAATATTCGTAAACAATCAACGTATGGATCGGCTAACAAAGATGCCATATCAGTTGGTAATGTTACTTTATTTTTACAGCGTGCAAAAAGAAAAGTCAGAGAGCTGGTTTATAATTATGACAGTGATAACTATGTTGCTCCTGATCTAACAATTTTATCAGAGCATATTAGTAAAAGCACAATCGTAGACATGGCATATCAGCAAGAGCCTGATAGTATTTTATGGGCTTGCCGTGATGATGGCATATTAGTAGGCATGACTTACCAGCGTACTGAAAACGTAGTTGCTTGGCATCGACATATTATTGGTGGTAAGTCTGATACTGGCAAATCTGTGGTGACTGATAAATTTAGTTTTTCAGCATCATCAACTACCGTATCAACAACTAACAATACCATAACGTTATCATCACACGGAATGTCAACTGGTGATGTCGTATCTTACTATGCGGATAGCAATGATATTGGTGGATTAAAACAAGGTATATTTTATTTTGTTATTGCTACTGACAGCAACACAATTAAATTAGCTTTGACATCTACTGATGCAACCGCAGGCACAGCTGTATCATTGACCTCAGCTCCTGGCACTGCAACGACACAATATATTTATAAAGGTGTAAATGTAAGAAACGGAACTTTTTATGTAAGCAGTCATGGTTTTGGTAATGATACTTTTATATATTATTATCCGCCTAACACGAATGATGCTCTTGGTGGATTAACTACAAATGTAAAATATTTTGTTGATGTTATTACTGACAATACATTTAAAATATCAACATCAAAAAACTTTAATACTTATGCAACTATAACTAGCGTAAGCACAACAGCCGCTACACATAAATGGTTGACACATGCTAAAGTAGAAACCGTGGCTGTAATACCAACTGATGAAAACGAAGATCAATTATATATTATAGTAAATCGATTTATTAATGGTGCTACACGCAGGTACGTAGAATACTTAACACCGTTTGATTATGGTGATAGTCAGATGGATGCATTTTATGTAGATAGTGGTCTTACTTACTCTGGTGATGCCGATGCTACAATATCAGGTTTAGATCATTTAGAGGGTGAGCCAGTTGATATTTTAATTAACGGTGCAAAGCATGTTAATATAACTGTTAGCTCAGGTGATGTGGCTCTTAACACGCCTGCAGAAAAAGCTACCATGGGTTTAAATTACGAATCTATTTTACAAACTATGAGACTTGAAGCTGGTTCAGATGATGGTGCAGCTCAAGGTAAAATAAAGCGTATACATGATGTAACGATTAGATTGGATAAGTCATTGGGTTGTGAAGTAGGTGGTGATTTAGATAACATGGAAATAATACCATTTCGTGATTCATCAATGCTAATGGGTAGAGCTGTGGGATTATTTACAGGAGATAAAGATGCAGAGTTTCGTGGTGATTACAATAAAGAAGGATTTGTTGTAATTCGTCAATCTTCTCCCTTACCTTTAAATGTGGTTGCTATCTATGCACGATCCAACACTTTTGATGGATAAATATAGTATTAAGAAATTTAAACCTGCAGATGCCAATATAATATTAAGTTACGGTGAGGTTGAAGATTTTAGAGATGAATTTGCTACACAACAATTATTGTGTGAAGATTCTTGGACAGGTTTTTATTTGGGTGATCCTATTGTATGTGGTGGTATTTATCCCTTGTGGAACGGTGTGGCTGAAGTTTGGATTATTATGAAACAAGGCATGAACCGTCACAAATTTTTTATGTTAAAAAATATAAAAAAGAAATTAGAACACACAATACAAAAAAATAATTATCACCGTATACAAGCAGGCGTAGCTTGTGATTTTACTAATGGCCAACAATTTGCAGAATGGTTTGGATTAGTAAAAGAAAGCACCATGTATAAATACGGACCTGATAAAAAAAATTATTATAGATATGTGAGGATTATTTAATGGAAGCAGCAATTATAGGAGCTATGGTAGGCTCATCTGTTATGGGTGCATCAGCATCTTATAACCAAGGTAAACAAGCAGAAGCCAATGCTAAATTTAATCAGCAGATGTATGATCGTGATGCTGAAATGGCAGAGCAAGAAGCACAAACTGTTTTAGAAAAAGCCCAGCATCAAAAAAATAATTTTAGACGACAAATAAAAACTTTACAAAGTGATGTTGTTCACGGCTATGCTTTTCGTGGCGTAGAAATAAGTGAAGGCACACCAATAGAAGTATTAGCTCAAAACTATCGTTTAGCTAAAGATGATGAATATATTATTCAGTATAATGCTGATGTGGAAGCTGCAGCTCTACGCAATCAAGCAGACACAGATCGTTTCCGTGGACAAGCTGAGGTACAAATGGCTAAGTACACCAAGTTTGGTAAAAAGATGGAAGCTGCTGGCACACTTTTAAGTGGTGGTGCAGAAGCTGGTCAATTTTACTTATTAACTTAGGAATAAATAATATGGCCATAAAAATATATGAATCACAAAAACAAGCAACTAATCAAAGCTCGTTTGTTAAAACACCAAAGTTAGATCGTAATTTTGGTCAAGATGCTTTTGAGGGTATTAAAGCTGTAGCAGAGGGTGTAAATGATGTTGGTAAATTTTTTGCTAAAAAATTAGAACTTAATAATAAAAATAAGCAAGACGCAGCCGTTATAAAATCAAAAGAAGAATTGATTGAGTTTGAGTCTTTGTTAAATGATCCTAATGGTGAATTTGCAACTTTAGATGAAAATGAAAAAACTGAAATTTATCGAAAAAAACGCAAAGATATTATTACAGCCAATACGTTAGGTTTTAGTAACAATTTAAAACTATCAACACAAAATGCGTACAATGCTAACACACTGCAAGATTTAAGCAGAGTTACTAATACCTTTGATAAAATTATTATTGAAAAAGCCTTAAGCACATCGTTAAAAAATATTAACACATCAATAGATGATATTGATTACACAGATACAAAAAGTGTTTTATTTAACATTGACACCATAAATAAAGAAATTGGTTTTATTGAAGATAACGGTTTGATGGGTGGTCAAGATTTATTTACTTTGACACAAGACACGTCAAAAAAAATGTTATTGAAAGCTCTGGAAACAATTGCACCTTACGAAAACAGTATTACAACAACATCAACCAGGATAGTTGATGGAGAGGAAGTAACTACATCTAAAACCACGTCATCAATTAATTTATCTGCTGATGAAATATCCATAGATGATTTTAATAATTTATTAGCTGGCACAACGGAACACGATATTGTCACACCAATTTTGGATTTACTTAATAATGATGATGAAGCGTATGCAGTGTATCATAATTATTTAAAAAGAAAAATTGACGAAGAAAAAAAGCAAATAGATTTAATTGAAAGTGTACAAAAAACCTGGACGATTGATAATAAAGATTTAGTCAATGATTTAAACAGTAATGACTTTGCTACACGTACCGATGCTTTTAAATTAATAGAGCAAGCTTTTTATCAAGGTAATATTTCACAAACTGCATTTGATGGGTACAGAAAAAAATATACTGATCCAGGAGTGTTTGCGGTAGATAGTGATACAGAATTATTGTTTGCCCTAGAAAATGAATTTTCCAATTCACAACTGACACACGCTGATTTAGAAAAAAATGACTTTCAGTTTTTTGATAGAGATGGCGTAGCCAAAACAATAAATATTAAAGAAGTCTTGTCCAAAGGTGATTATGATAATTTTTATACTAGAATTACAAACCAACAGAATAGGAATTTCACACGAGCTAGAAAAGAATTATACAATGGTTTTAACATAGAAGTAGGTTTGCTAGATAAAGATGATCTACGTCATGTTGCTATAGGCTCTACAATAAGAGAAACTGAAAATGATTTGTTAGATTACTTAAACGAAGATTTTGATGATCTAAAATTAAAATATGGTGAAGATGTTGCTAGCATGGGATTTGCAGCTTTTAAAACTGCAGCTATCAAAAAAGCTAAGGACGATAGTGTTACAATCAGGCAAATAGCTTTTATTGAATTTGTTAATAATAAACGAGATCAAATACCAGATGAATCTCCTGTCCATCCTGATTATTTAAATACAATTTTAAATAATACCATGGGTGAGTATGACTTCAATGTAAACAACGTTAATGGTTGGTATGAAAACGCACAAAAAGCAGCTGAAGATTTACGCATGACAAGTCCTGCAAAAGCATCTGAAGTGATGAGAGTTGCTAATATGATTATGCAATACATGGGTGATTATAAAGAATTTTTTGAGGGCTTCTAATGCAACTCGATACTTCTTATTATTACAATGAGCCAACTGGTAATCAACCTGCTAATGTTGAAAAAATAAACAAAGCCAACAAAACTAAAACGAAACAAAATGTAGTTATCTTTGGTGACAATCGTGATGAAGCTATTAATTACGAAATACAAAATCCTGATAGAGATGCAGAAACTATAAAAAGAGATATTAGAGTAGCAGGTGATATTATAACAGGCACGCCTACTGTAGCAGCAGATATTGCTTATGAAACAGTAGAAGCAGGTGCTAGATTTATAGATAATGTTTTTGGGTATACCAATAAATACTTACCAACAAATAGATTGTATAATGACAGCTTTGTCTTGCCAGATGAGAAAAACTTTTATTTTAATGCAGGCGGTTCTGGCAAAGGTCCATTACGTTATGCTTGGGATCAATATCGTGCATTAGGCAGGTTGTTAGATGAAGAACCTGTATCAGCTGATGAATATATAGAACGCACTAGACCTGTAAGTGTGGGTGGGCAAGTAGTATCAGAAATTGGTCAAGTGTTAGTACCGTTTATGGGTGCTATGAAAGTAGTACAAGCTCCTACTAAATTAAAACAATATGGAGATGTAGTTGAACAAATGTATCGTTGGACTATTGCAGGAGCTGGCACAGATTTTGTTTTTGGTGATGCTAATCCAAACGAATATGATTTTTTAAGTTTTAAACCTACTGAAGATATTTTAGGTATTACAGATAGCAATGATCGATTGCGTGATATTTTAGAATATAGTTTTTTAGATGATGATGACGCAGAAATATTTGCAAACAAATTAGATCACGCATTTAATACTGGTATTGTTGACGGTATGTTTGGTGGTGCATTTAGTTCTTTCTATCATCAATATAAAAGTCTTTATAAATATTTTGGTGGTGACAAAGCTTTTCAGGAAAAATATATAAACAAAGCTTTAGCTCAACAGCATGGTGTAAAATTTTCTAAATTTAAACAAGCGTATGCAACAGACGCTGAAGCGTTTGCAGCGTACATGAAAACACCAGCATTACGAGAATTTACAAAAATCCAATTACGGACAGGCTTTACAGGCACAGCTCCACGTGATTTTAATAAAAGATATGATGCTTTTCTAAAAGAATTAGACGATCAAGTTTATGGCAAAACAGGACAAGTCTTAGATCCATTACAAATTAGCAATGCTAAAAATTATGGAGCATATTCTGGTATTATAAACGAGACACGCACTGATTATACAAAAGCTAAAAATTTATTAGTGGATGTGTACAAACGGATGCTAACTAACAAAACAGCATTAAGATTGTTTATTGGTGCAGGTGCAGCGTACACGTTTATGGGCAATAATGCTGAAGCTGGTGTACTGGATAAATCGTTACAAAAGATATTTCAAAACGGTGGCCAAAAACTTTTTTCTGTAGCTAAAGATGGCAAGCTGATTGCTATCACTGCAGATGATTTAGTTAAAATGCCGTTGGATAAAAAGATTTTAATTAAACGTGATGATGAGCCTGACTCATGGAAAGTATACGAAGATAAAGATGAGTTTCTAAAAAGTGACGATTACTTTCCTGCAAACCCAATCGATTTATTGCCTAATCAAAAGTACATTTATTATGATACTTTGGCTCAGAAAATATCTGAGATGAATTTTAAAGAAATGCCTAAAGAGCAATTTGTTAATACCATTAACAATATGCAAGGTATTAAAAAAGATGAAATTGAAGCAACCGAGCTACTATCGTTTGTTAGTCAATTTGATGGTGACAAGATTACTAAAAGTGCGTTGTTAGAAGAATGGTATCCTAGCTCACAAGTTAAAATGAGAACACGACTTATGGGATCAGACACTGGCTCAGGTGAAATGGAAGAAGCCTATGGTCGTTATGAACAGTATATTACGCCAGGAGACTATGATAAATACAAAGAACATTTAATTACATTTACGCCACTAACAAATCCAAACATCCAGTTAGAATTTGAAAAACGTAAGATTATACTTGGAAATAATAATTATATTACTTTTACTGACAATAATCGTGATGATATTAAATATGAAGATTTGGTTGGTCTACCTAACTATTTAAACAGCCATGCAGAGCTTTTTGTTGATGGTATGTTTCGTGAAAATTTGCCTTTAAATCAATTTACGATATATGAAGGTGATGTTGCTGTTGCTCGTGATTTTCCTGCTACTGAAGCAGAAGCAAAATTAAAATTAATAGATAAATATAATGACGAAGTTTTAGCAGAAATTAAAGCTGATTTTCCTCAAACTTTTAAATCATCACATTTTCGTGAGCCAAATATTTTAGCACACACTCGTACCACAGAACGTGACATTGATGGCACGCCTACTTTTTTTATAGAAGAAGTACAATCTGACTGGCATCAGCTGGGTATGAAACAAGGTTACATAGATGACAAAAATTTTAATCTTAGAATAAGTGATATTAATGAAAAATTAAGAACTATATCAGGAAGTTTAGATAAAATTAGAGCCAAAGAAATTCCAGGTTACGCACCTGGGAGTGTGTCTGATGATTTTGCTATAAAAAGTTCTGAATTTTATGAATTGCAAAAAGAATATTCTAATTTGATGGACCAGCGTGATGTTATTGTAGATATGAACCAGGGCAAAGTTCCTGATGCACCATTTAAAAATGAGAAAGACTGGGCAACATTATCACTGAAAGAAATGGTAAATTTTGCTGCTAAAAAAGGTTACAACCAAATAGCCTGGACCTCTGGCCGTATACAAAATGAACGGTATGATATTGGTAACTATGTTGATGAATTGAAGGTATATCCAGCAAATGATCCACGTTACAAAGATGCATACATTTTAAACGGTATTCAAGGTGATAGCGTAGTTTTCCATGAAACTATTATAAGTCAAAATGAATATAGAGATGTATTAGAAGAAACTGTTGGTAAATCTTTGGCTGATAAAATTAGGTTAGCTGAAAAAGAAGCACCAGATGAATTTAATAAATTTGGATTAAGTTTTACAGGACTAGATTTAAATTTAGGCAGTGGTCAAAAAATGGATAGGTTTTACGACAAACTTATCCCATCATTATTAGAAAAATTGTATAAAAACGATGGAGTACAATTTTATCAATCTCAATTGCAAACTGAAAAAGATGCACAACCAGCTCCCTTTGAAGAAATGCAAGATGACCTTATGTACGAAGCACATGAAAGAGTTTATATTACTGAATTAACGGAAAAACAAATAAAAGATTATAATAAACGTAACCCTGATAATAAAGTTATTAAAAAAGAAGGTTATGAAATATGGGGCTTAGTCCAAGATGATTTTGTTGTTGAGGCTAAATTATTTGAAATTGCAGATGAACGCCAAATAGAAGCACCTTTAGAAAAACTATTTGCAGTTGAAAAAGGGTATGAACGAGTACCACCACGCTTAGAGGGTGATACTCAAGATCGTGCTTACGAGTATTTTATGGATCAGGAATCGGATGCTTTTTTTGAAATACAATCTCAATTATATGATGATTACGTCCGTGATTTTAATATAGAAAAAGGTGATGAAGGAATTGAGACAATAAGGACCATTAATATTATGACTATTCCTGAAAACTTAAAAGATAGAGTCTTAAAATTAGGTCAACCGTTGTTTGGTAACAGCCCAAGTAAATTAGGATCTTATCAAAAATAAAGCTACACAATATACAACAAATCAATTATAGAAATATATAATCGGCTATCTATGTGTAGCCAGGAGTTTTCCCTACATGGTAATAAAAGCAAAGATAGTCAAGCCTATCGTTGAGGCAACGAAGGTTGTTGACGAGGTAGCTAAATCGGCATTAGGCCCTGCATACAAAGAAGCAATAGAAAAAGCACCTGCAGTCAAAGAAGCTGTAGAAACTCAGCGTAAAGATATTGAAGAGACAGTTGCTGCAGAAATAATTAAAAAAACTGAAGAACAAGTACAACCACAAATAGAACCTGTTGCTGAACCAACACCTGAAACGGTAACGTCACCTGTTGTTAATCCAACAGAAGAAACTAAAATTGATGAGATTAGTCCAGAACCTGTTGTACCAAAAACAACTATGGACGCTGCCCCTACTCTGGTTGCTGATATAAAAAAACAAGTTGAAGCTGCTGCACAACAACCTGAACGTATTTCACAAATGCAGTTTGATAGCACTAAAGAGTTAGATGCTTTCTTACAAAAAAATGCAGGCATTAATATTGATAAGCCAGGACCTATATCGAATGTAGAGACAGATCGTGAAGCTGTAAAAATGTTAGCTGATGGCATGGATATACCTGCAACTGTTTTAGCACAAAATGGTATTTTAAATTCAGCACAAGTAAGAGCTGCTGCAGAAATAATGAAAGCTATCCAGGATGAAAACTATCGTTTGTCATTGTTATTAGAAGATCCTAACAAACGCACTCCTGCTTTAGAGTTGCAACAACGTGAAGGCTTAATGAAGGAAGCTGCTATCCGTAATTATTTTATGGGAGCAAGATCAGAAGTTGGTCGTACTTTACAAATATTTAAACAGTTAAAAAAGACTTTGGAAGCCGATACGTCTTTGTATACCAGTGGTCGTATCGGACAAGAGTTTGGTGGTGAAACAGGCAACGTAAGTAAAGGTTATATCAATGCATATAACAACGCCAAAACACAACCAGGTAATCGTTTTGCTGAAACCCAAAAGTTTGCTGAAGCATCTTATGGGCAAAGATTGTGGGCAGGTTTTAAAACAGTTTACTATGCCACAATGTTGTCAAACCCTGCTACACAAATGGTCAACCTACTAGGTAATTTAGGTTTTCAAACTATAGCACCGATTGAATATACTATTGCTGGTTTACTAAATAACGTAGAAAAGAAAACGTTAGGCAAGGTTAATAATTTATTAGCACTAACTAACATGCCTGGGCAAAAATTAGTTGGTGGTATGCTGCAAGAAATGGAAGGTGGCATACAAGCTCGTGAAGGAGCTACACGTTTGTACGGTATGACGCAAGCAATACCTGCAGCGTTTCGTGTTGCTTACCATGCTATGAAAACAGGTGAACGATCAGGCTCTGGTCGAAGTCGTATAGGCTTAGATGAGTCTGAATTTATTATGAGGCCACCAGTACAAAAAAGTGAATTTGACACATTTACTGGTGATAAATTATTACCAGAAAGAGTTAAGGGTTTACCTGGCAGCAATGTTGTCTCCATGATGATTGACGCTATAGGTAAAGTATTAAGTGTACCTGGTCGTGGTTTACTAGGTGGAGATGAATTTTTTAAAACTATAGCTCGTAACGCTGAATTGCATAGCTTGGCAGCACGAGAAATGTCAAACGTATTAGAAAAAGGTGGATCTAAAGAACAAGCTGTTGAAAAGGCAGCTTTTGTTTTAGCAAACCCTAATGGAACGTATGATAAAAATTTAGACGAAGCTGCAGATTATTACACATTTCAATCTATGCTTGATCCTGTTGGGCAATCTGTAAAAGGTTTACAACGTGTACCTGGTGGTATTTTAATTATGCCATTTTTTGACACCATTTGGAATATAATGAAAGTAACTGGTTCGTATGCCCCAGGCATACAATTAATACCGTTAGCTGTAGAAGAAGGTAAATTTTTAAAAGATTCTTTAATAACAGCTTATCCTGAATACTATGCAAGCTGGCAACGGACCAAACGAGATCCAACAGCTAAAGGTAAAATGGAAGCAAGAGTATTAATGAGTACAGCTGTATCTCTTATGGTATGGAATTATTTAGAAAATGGTGACATGACTGGACCTGCACCAAAAAGTACAAAAGAACGTACAGCTTTTTATGATGCAAAGAAAAAACCATTTTCTTTTGTATTTAAAAAAGGTAATTGGGAAGGACCAAAGTTTGATAAAAATGGTTTACCAAATGGTGATCTAGTATATAGAAGTTTTGCACGGATTGAGCCATTCTCAGCAGTGCTAGGTATTAATGTTGCTGCTTGGGAAGCTATGGTTTACTACAGCAAGCAAGATCCTGATGGCTGGATGCTTAAATATATACCAATGGCAGTTGCAGCTTCTATGCAAGAGTACGCAATGGACCAACCATTTTTAAAAGGATTTGCAACGTTGTCTAATTTATTTACTGGACCACCACGTACACGATATACAGAAGATCCAGTATCTATTTTTGATCGTGATTTTGGTGAAATTATTGGCAATCCTATCAATGCAATTATGGGAGCTGGTGTAACTAAAAGCATTATGAACGCACTTGATCCTGAACTAAAAGTTTCTGATCCAGATTATGATCAAGATTTAGAACTGTGGATAGAGCCACCAACTGCAGAAAATAATTTTGAAGGAAGATTAAATCCAGACTTTGGCAAATTTAATCCTAACTCTGCATACAACCAGTTTGATCGTATTATACACAATGCTTATAAAGTTTGGAAAGGTGATACGCCAAGACGTGTAGATTTATTTGGTAAAACAATAACTAAAGATAGTTACCGTGGTAAATGGAATAACGTAAGAAATGTTTTACTGCCTTTACCTATTTACGATGCTGAAAAGCCAGATTCTACAAGATTAGAGCTGCTGCGTTTGCATGCTACTATTGGGTGGAATGGCATGGTAACAGATAAGAACGCAACGTTGTTTAGCACGATACGTTTAAATCAAACACAAACAATTAATTTTTATACAATGCAAGCTAACAACAATGGAGAGCTGGCACAATTTGGTTTGACAATGCCATTGCAAGATTACTTAGGGATGGTGATGAATAGTTTGTCTTATCAACAACCACTTGCATCAAAATCATACGAGGCCTGGCAGCCTAATTTTAATTATCGTTATGAGGTGGCATCTGCTCAAGATGAATACCGTAAGTATGTATTAGAAACGGCATTGTTAAAATATAAAAAAGCTACGCAAATAGCGTTTTATCAAAACGAAGTTTACAACGGTACTGAATTAGCAAAAGCACTACAAGAATATGCAATGGTTTCACAATTTAATTTTCCTGGGTATAGCAAAAATAATGGAACTGAAACCAGTAAAAATTTTACAAAACAAATCAAAGCATTTGAAAAGGATATAAATAGATGACAATAAGCACAACTACAGTTTCTCAGAGTTATAGTGGAGATGGCAGCACTACTGCATTTACGTATTCATTTCCTATAAACTCAACATCAGAAATTAAAGTTATTGAAAGAGCAGCTACAGGAGCAGAGACTATCAAAAGTGAAGGTACAGGTTCTGCTAATTATGGCATTGTAGACAACGGAGCATCTGGCGGAACAGTGACTATGGTCACAGCTCCTGCTTCTGGAACTACCTTAGTTTTAATTCGTGATACTGGTTTAACACAAGGTACTGACTATGTAGAAAATGATCCCTTCCCAGCTGAAACCCATGAAGATGCTTTAGACAAATTGCAGATGCAAATCCAGGAGGTCCAAGAAGAAGTTGATCGTTCTATGAAGTTATCAAGAACGAATACTATGACCTCTACTGAGTTTACCAACTCAGCCACGGATCGTGCTTCTAAAGTGCTAGCATTTGACAGCTCAGGTGAATTATCGGTTACGCAAGAACTTGGTACATTTAAAGGTGACAGTGCTACAACTACAACAGCTGCGTATGTGAAAAGAGATATTGTAAAAAGCACAACTACAGCACAATTAAATAATATTTATATTTGCATCCAAGCATCTCCAGTTGGCACAGCTCTAACTAATACGTCATATTGGACTTTGATTGTTGATGCCGTAACAGCTGCAACATCTGCAACTACTGCTACAACTAAAGCAAGTGAAGCTGCAACTTCTGCAACTAATGCTGCTGCTAGTTATGACTCATTTGATGATCGATACTTAGGAGCTAAATCTTCTGATCCATCTACTGATAATGATGGTGATGCTTTAGCCACTGGTGCATTGTACTTTAAGACTGATGGTACAGGCATGAAAGTTTACAATGGCTCGGCTTGGAAAGACATCAGACCAACTGATGCACAACAAACTAATATTGATACTGTTGCTGGTGCAAACTCTAACATCTCTGCCCTAGCTGCTAGTGCCGTCATTGCGGATATGGCATTGCTTGCAACAACCGATGTGATTGCAGATATGGCGTTACTTGCTACTACTGACGTTATATCGGATATGAACGCATTAGCCGTATCTGATGTTATTAGTGACATCAATACACTAGCTACTTCTGATATAGTTTCAGACTTAAATACCTTAGCAACGTCTGACATAGTTTCAGACATTAATACTTTAGCAACGTCTGACATTGTTAGTGACTTAAATACACTTGCAACATCCGATATTGTTTCTGACATCAATACTCTAGCAACATCTGATATTGTTACGGATTTAAATTTACTAGCAACATCTGATTTTGTTTCTGATCTAAATACCTTAGCTACTTCTACTAACGTAACTAATATAGCTAACCTTAATGCCAGTGGTGTTTTAACTAATATTGCTAACTTAAATGCTAGTGGTGTTGTAGCTAATATTGCAACTGTGGCTGGAGCTGTAACTAATGTTAATAATGTTGGTGGTTCAATCTCTAATGTTAATACCGTTGCATCTAATTTATCTGCGGTAAATAATTTTGCTGATGTGTATCGAATAGCATCTTCAGCTCCGACTAGCTCACTGACAGCTGGTGATCTTTATTTTAATACGTCAACTAATGTGTTGAATGTTTACGGTGCAAGTGGCTGGCAAAATGCTGGTTCATCTGTCAATGGTACAGCTCAACGATACCACTATGATATTTCAGGTACACCGACAGCTGTCACAGGCAGTGACGCTGCTGGTAATACTCTTGCTTATGATGCTGGGTTTGTAGACGTTTATCTCAATGGTGTGAGAATGAGTACAGCTGATGTGACAGTAACATCAGGTGATACTGTTACGTTTGCTTCAGCTCTTACTAATGGTGATGAAGTTGATATTGTAGCTTTTGGTACATTTAGTGTAGCATCACTTAATGCTGATAATTTAAGTAGTGGCACAGTACCAGTAGCACGAGTTGCTGGTTCTTACACTGGCGTTACAGGCACTGGTGCATTGAACGCTGGTACAATTACATCGGGCTTTGGTAACATCGATACTGGATCATCTACCATTACTACAACTGGTGCAGTAGCAATTGGAGCATTGACGCAAAATGGTGGTGCAGTATTTAATGAAGATTCTGCCGATGTAGACTTCCGAATAGAAGGCAATGGTGACGCTAACGCTTTTTTCTTAGATGGTGAAGTAGACAGAATTTATCTTGGACATAATGCTGATACCGACATAAATGGCTTGAATGCAAGATTACAAATATCAGGCACAGATTTTGATAAATCTTCAGCATCTCTTATTAGATACAGTGCTGATGCTAATCCACCATCTATTGGCTTTGCAAAATCAAGAAATGCAAGTATTGCTGGCAATACCATAGTTCAAGACGGTGACAATCTAGGTAGAATTAGATTTGCTGGTGCAGACGGAGGAGACTTTGCAAATGTAGCAGGACAAATAGACTGTCAGGTTGATGGCACACCAGGTGTTAATGATATGCCAGGTAGACTTATATTTAGTACTGGTGCTGATGGTGCCACAAGTGCAACAGAAAGAGTAAGAATACACTCAGGTGGAGTTATGTCTGCTTCACAAGGAATTGCTCTTGGCGTAGGCACAGCTAATACAGCATCTAACGTACTCGATGATTATGAAGAGGGTACATTTACACCAGCCTTGTCATCAACAAGTGCAACTTTTGCTTACACATATCAAAAAGGTGATTATACAAAAGTAGGTAACGCAGTTACTTTTAATATAAATATTCAATTAGATGGTGGTGGCAATTCATTTTCAGCAAATGCTGTTTCGATTACTGGATTACCATTTACTTCCGCAAATGTCTCAGGACAAATATATAGATTTTTTATTGCACCAAGACTAGTTGATGTTTCAGGTAGTGGTGTTGTTGCAAATTTAAATGCAAACAGTACAACTATTTCTATATTAGAGTTTGGTGACAACAATACTTCTGGTGCGATTGCATCAAATCAACTTTCCAGTTCATCGGGTCAATTATTTGTTAATGGAACATATTATGTATAAAAATTTCTTAAAAGGAGAATAAAACAATGGCAATAACAAAAGAAACAGAAATAGCAAAGATAGAAGTAGTTGGAGAGTATAAAGCTGTTCAGGTTAAAACGGATACTGTTATCAAAGAAGATGGTAAAGAAATATCACGTTCAGCTCACAGACACGTTGTACACCCTGATATGGATATATCTGCTGAAGATGCAGAAGTACAAGCAGTAGCTAATGCTGTATGGACTGATGCTGTTAAAGCTGCTTGGAAAGATTTTCAAGACAGTCAAACTATTTAAGGATAAATTATGACAAGTACAATTAAAGTAGATACTATTAGTGAAAAGACCAGTGCTAACGG